CAGCGGCGACGGGGGCCGGGGCTACAGGCGGAGCGGCGGCAGGAAGCGGCGGCAGAAGGGGAGCCGGACCCGCAGCGGCGACGGGGGCTAGCGGCGTCAAGGTGACGGTCGGCGCCAAGGGCGCCGGGGCCTTCGGCTGAGCAGCACCGGGCAAAATCTTCGCGAGCACATCGATCTGAGCTTGCTCAATCGCTGCACGGGCTGAAGTCTCGGCGCCGTTGAGCGCGGTACGCAACTCGCTCGGGACTCCCTTGAACCAGTCTTTGACGCGCGTGCTAAGAACAACGCCGGCAACGAATGCGACGGCCGCAACAATGAGGAGAAGCTGGAGATCAGTGAAAAATGACAAGAACGACATGGTCAAGCGCCTTCATGCTGGGGGATTTGCGGAGGTTCCCAACATGGTTAACGGAGACGCGGCGTTTTGTCAAGGCAGCTAGGCGGAACTTTATTTTGTCGATTCGTCCTGCTTTAGACACGCCCTCGCCTCGGTGATGTCCGTGTCGAGTGCGCCGCACGCGCGAGCGCGCTGTTCGGCCTTGTTCGTGCCCCACATCTTGACGAGCAGTTTTGCTGATGTGCAGTTGCGCGCCATATTGCGGATGACGACACAGTATCGCGGCATATCATTGCACGCGGGAGCGGCTTCACTCATTGCCTCATAGCGTCCGCCGCCATAGCATGAATAGGGGTCAGCATCAGCGCCGCGTGCCGTGCGTCCGGAGAACAGCACGAGGAGGATCAGCGCGACGACGAAGAACAACACGCCCGGGACTGGAGGTAGCCTCGGCTTGAGCAGCGTGGTGTCTTCGAGGATTCCCCAGTGCGGCGGTTCGCACTGCTCATAGCAACGCTCGCGTTCGCGAAGCAAGGTACAGGTGCAGCCCTTGGGCTTAGGCCAGTCGGGCTTGATGCAATCGCAGTGCGGATACCGACAAGGCGTTGGTCCGTCATAGCGATACTCTTTGCAATTTTGCTTGGGGTTCGGCGGAGTGCGATACATCATGCTTTCAATCCCTGTCCACTCGTCGGGGGCGCCGGCTGTCGGTGCTTGTCCTCGATCTCGGTCTTGAGCCATTTGACGGTCGGCTCCCCGAGATTCTGGAGGGTCCATCCGCTGAAGCTTCGGACGTAGGGCTTGAGTTGCGCCCAACGCATTTCCCAACCCTTCGTGAAGTTGGTCGCATCATGCCACGGCTGCTTGCGGAGGAAGTGACCGCCATCAACCGTCATGGGGACACCGCACAGAATGATATGAACGAATCCTAGCTCGCGAAATATTTTGACTCCGAAGAGCCCAGTCGAGCCGGACCAATCGCGGGTCCAATCGGAGACCCCAGTATAGGGTCTATGTGACCAAACTTTGTCCGGAAGGGGGTATCCCTTGCTCCGGCGCGGACCCGTGAAACACGCACTGAGCTTGTCAGCATGCAATGTCACGGCATGGTGGACCGGACCGGGAAACTCGGCGATCATGTCATTGCCGACTAGAAGCTCATACGGTTTGCCGGCTTCTGCGCAGAGCGCGACCGCGCGATCATGCTCGGCAAAGGGGTCCGGACCGCCTCCGCAAAGCACAATCGCCACATCTTGTCGGGTAGGGAGCATCGGTCGCTGACTACGCTGATGCTCAATGAGCCGGAACGGATGCCCCAGCGGAACGCTGTTGATGTCCACAATACCAATCCCACGTCTCTTTGAGGCCTCGATCGAGCGAGAACTCCGGTTGGAATCCCGTCACACTGAGCCGCGTCAGGTCAGACGTGCAGCACATGCGGCCGTTTGGCTTGTCGCGATCGAACCATACCCGGTCGATCGGGACGCCCGTGATATCGCAGAGTTTCTTGGCAACATCCTTGATAGCATAGGTGTGGCCGCTGCCAATGTTGATCGTGCCCCGCGCGCTATAGCCAAGAAGCATCTCAGCGATTCGGGCAAGGTCCTTCGAGAAGAGGAAGTCCCGCTTTGGCTCACCGTTGCCCCAGAGCGCCACTATTTTCTGATCATCAAGGGACGCCTCGTAGAACTTCGCGATCATGGACGGCAGGACGTGACCGTTGATTGGATCGAACTTGTCACGCGGGCCATAGAGGTTGCCAGAAACGATGTAGCAGTAGTTCATGCCGTAGCTCTCGTTGTAAGCCTCCAGCATCGCGAGCATGCCGCGCTTGGCGTGGCCGTATGCGCTCTCGGACGGATGCGGGCGACCATCGAAGATGCTGCTCTCGTGATAGGGGAGGGCCGCATCCCTCGGATAGATCGCGTTGGTCCCCATGACAACGATACGATCGACGCCGACTAGAGAACTCGCATCGATCACGCTGGTATTGATCAACGTGTTTTCGAGGAACGACTTGCCTTGGTTCTTCATGTTACCACCAATGCCATAGACACATGCAGCGGCGTGGAAGACGTATTGCGGCCTGATCCGCTCGAAGGCCTCGCGAGTGGCTTTGATATCCATCAGATCGCAATCCTCACGACCCAATCCGACAACGCACGTATAGAGTTGAGAGCGAAGGTGATCGACTACGGCTGAGCCGGCGAGACCGTTTGCTCCGGTGACGACAATACAGGAGTTCTTTTTCATGACTAGGCTTTCAATCCGGGCCGCACCATTGAAGCGAGCAGTGCTCGCCGATGCGAGAGCGACATTCCCCGATTCGGCTGTTGGATAGCGCCGAACGGACGGGCTGGTCTGACATTGTTCGGGATTGCACTGAGATACTTCTCGAAGGCCGCCGTGCCGATCGCCTCGACAAGCCACGGGGCGGATTTGAACAACGGGGCCAGCTTGGTGCAAAGGTATGTGTCCTCGACCATCAGCTTCACGCGCTGGATAGTCTCTGGATGCCCGATCATATCTGGCCAGTTAAAGATACCGTGGTAGCCAAATGTGTTAGGCGAGCGCGGAGCAAGCTCCCACGCGAAGTCCTGCGCAACTTCATAGGGTGCCCACTTAAAACCTCCCGCCGCTTCAATGCCGCGCCTATGAGTGCGGCAAATATCCCAATCAGTTGTGACTGGGAATCGCAATGTTTCCTTGCAGAGAAAATCTCCGAATCGTTTCGACATCAACGTGAAGCCACCATTTCCAACCTTCAGATCATCGCCTGTATTCCATGGAGCGCCGACGTAATCATAGGCGAGGAAGTCGTCACGCCACTTGCCCGGGTTGAAGATTCCGGCGTCCCACTCAATGAAGAGGCCGAAGGGCGTCTCTACATTCGCCGCCGCCGCCGAATAGTAGAAGCGGCCAGCGTCTTTTTTGTTATCCCAGTCCGTGACGCTGAAATATCGCGCTCCGGGAATTTGAACCCTAGCCTGATCGTTGGTATAGATCAGCACGTCGCCAAAGGCAGCTTGACGAAGGCAATCGTTAATAGCGATCTTGCTGAGATCGTGAGCGCGTGTGGCGACCATGACAAGTGTGATCTGATGGAGGTCGATCATGTCAACGTACTCTCGGGGCTCGTGTCGGCGTCGGGGTCTTGTCGGGGTTTTCTGCCAGCCAAAGCTTATGGGCTTCGGCGAGTTCTCGGATTGCGTGAGGATTCTTGATCGAATGAAGAATGTTCGCTCCTCCATTGCGAACGGCGCCCATTGCGATTTTGAACCCTTGGCTGTAGGTCACGAGATCGGCAGCCGGTGGATTGATCTTCTGGAGGTCGATCGCGATCGGACAACTGATGCTGTCCTTGAAACGAGCCCAGCGCAAGCCGGCGCACATTGTCAACTGTACCATGTAATAGTCAATGAAGGGCATCATGTCCGTTGCTTTGCATCGCGGGTCGTCCGCAACGGCAAGCATGGCTTCGATCGTTTTCCGGCTCAGGAAGTATGGCGGCTGAAAGGCCACTCGCGCCCAGCCGTAACGATTCAGTGTCTCTTGGTGTTCTGGGATATCGTCGTTGACTTGGTTTGACCATACGACATCCGGGTCCTCATAAAGGTAGTCCGGAATTTTCGCGTCGAGATTGACGCTGTCGCTGTCATGGATCAAAAAATGATTTTCAGAGAACGTCAACAACAGCTTCAGATGTTCTCGCTGACGATCAAGACTATCCTGTCCGATATAAGCGCGCTTGCCGGCAAAGCGGTTCTCGACGCCGGGGTATGTGATCTCTGCTTTTGAATCTTCCGGTGATAATATGACGAGCGGGCAGCCATGATGAAGATAAAATTCGAGCGCTCCAATGACTTGATGTTGATCTCCGGCGTAACAGCAAACAGCTACTCGTGTGTCTTCGTTCATGATCAATCTTTCAAGTCTGATACAACCATTTCTCGCACGAGATCACGGAACTCCGTCTTCGGAGCCCAGCCGAGCACGTGCCGCGCCTTACTAGCATCTCCGCGCAAAACGTCAACCTCCGTTGGGCGAAAATATTTCGGACTGACATAGACGAGAGTGCGGCCGGTCTGTCGGCAGACGCCGCGTTCCTCGACGCCTTCGCCGCGCCAGTCGAGGAAGATGTCAACGCACGCGAAGGCCTCCTCGACGAAGTCGCGCACCGAATAAGCGTCTCCCGTCGCGAGAACGTAGTCGTCAGGTTCGGGCTGTTGCAGAGCCAGCCACATGCCCTCGACATAGTCCCGAGCGTGGCCCCAGTCGCGGAGCGCGTCGAGATTGCCGAGGAACATATGCTCCTGCTTGCCGTGATGAATCGCGGCGACCGCCTTGGTGATCTTGCGCGTGACGAACGTCTCGCCGCGTCGCGGGCTCTCGTGATTGAACAGGATACCATTCGAGGCGTGCAGGCCGTAGGCTTCGCGATAGTTGACCGTGATCCAGTAGGCATAGAGCTTCGCGGCGGCATACGGACTGCGCGGCGCGAACGGCGTCTTCTCGTTGCGCAAGAACCCCGGGGTGTTACCATAAAGCTCGGAGGTGGAGGCCTGATAGAATTTGACGAGATGATCTTTCCGGATACTGCGGATGCCCTCCAGCAAGCGCAGCGTGCCGAGCCCGTCCGCATTGGCCGTGTATTCTGGCGTCTCGAATGACACGTGAACGTGGCTCTGCGCGGCAAGATTGTAGACTTCGTCGGGCTGCACTTCATTTAGGAGACGGCTCAGGTTCGTCGAATCGGTCACGTCGCCGAAGTGCAGACTGAAATCCGGATTGGGGAGGAGATGATCGACGCGAGGCGTATTGAACGACGAAGAACGCCGCTTGATGCCGTGCACCTCGTAGTCCTTCGCGAGCAGCAACTCGGCAAGGTACGAACCGTCCTGTCCGGTGACCCCGGTGATCAGTGCTCGCTTTTTCATTGCCGGTCGCCTTTTGTTTCGCGGTTGACCTGATACTGAGTGCACATGGCGCCGGGCTCCGCCGCCTCGTAACGGTTGTGCCAGCATGCCCACTCAAATACCGAGCTACCAACATTCGAAGCCGACAAGCTGACGAGCACGATCGCGATCAAGAGAGCCCTCATGCCTTCTGCCCCTGTCCGGGATTCATCGCGCGGAGCCGAGAGTTCTGGAGCGCAGCATAAAAGGCCGGCGTATTGCGCGCAGGAGCGCCGAACGGCGCGGCCAGCGGAGCCGGACCGCTTGACGCTGACTCGGTCTCGAACATATCAGAGACCTCGCCGCGCCTCGGAAGGATATTGATGGCGAAGTGTTCCTGCATGAATGCTGCGATCTTATCGATCGCCGGCACCATATCGATATCCTTGAGACATCGCTGCATGCAACCCGAGGTCCAACAGCGGCAGGGATCGCGCGGGCCGATTGACAGAAATGGCGCAAATCGGGCGCCGGAATCGTGCGTGGAAGGCTCCTCGTAGCCGCCGACGATATTGATGCAAGGCGTCTCGACTGCCGGCGCCAAGATCGCTGGATATCCGGAAGACGTGAAGACGAGATCAGTCGCTTTGAAAAGCGCGGCCAACTCCTCGAAGGTCAACTCGCCATTATGGAACGTCACGTCCGCTTTCAGGACCGGACCGACCAAATCCTCTTTACCCGGATGCAGATCGGCAACGGAGAAGACATGGAAGTGCTCGCGAAGGAAGGCGAACAGATGGGTATAGCATTGAGCGTTAGCATTGCGGATGCCGGCGCCGCGATATTCAGTCCTATCGCACAGGGGCCGATAAACAAGCCATGGCTTATCGAGTGGTTGCGGACCGATCTTTTCGTCAAGGCTCTTGCCCCACTCAGATGGCACCGGGAGACGATAGTCCGCCGTGGCGTAGTCAGTGCCGGTCACGCGGCACATCCCCTCCAGAACTGTCTTGCTCGGGCAGTGCATCACTTGTGGGCCGTTGTATCCGACGCGCATGCGCTCCATTCCGCGCGGGACCGGGCCAGCCCAGAACTTCATGCGCTCGCGCGCTGCATTCTTGGTCTGAGTCCGCAACGCTACCGGCTTGTGGATCAGATGCAGATCAGGGCCGACGAGATCGTGATAGGCCGAGGGCCACGAGGTCTCAAGATAGACTTCGCGTGTTTGCATGATCTGGCGGAGAGGGCCGCGTTGGTGGATGCTGTCACCCATCCCACGCATGCCCTCGATCAGGAGGGGGGACTTCATTTTCGAATCAGCCGTGCGTGATGGAGGCAGAGGTGACCGTGATGGGCTGGCCGGCGACGATATTCGTCGAGGACAGCACGATATCGCCCGAGGTCGAAGACACTGTCAAGCCGCTGATCACGACGGTCCCGCCGCCCGCTGAGGCGGTCGAGACGGTAGCCGCTGCCGCCGTGCCTGAGTTGTTCGCACTCGCTTCCGTCAACGGAGTGCCGCTGAAAGTCAGCACGCCGGCCGAAACGGTGCCAGCCGGATTCGCAAGCGGGATCGTAGCGAGCAACAGCGCGAGTCCGGCGGTATAGATGTTGAGAAAGCCGGTGGCACCGATCGCGGTGACGACATCCGTCATGCGCGTATTTTTGAGCGTGGTATTGTAGACAACCGACATGGTGATCTCTCCTAGATCGGGTTCATGATACGAACAGAGTGCGGCGTCGGCGAACCCGAGTGACGCCCGCTCCAATTGCGAGGAAGCGATCAGCGGCGTCAGTTGTGACGAAGGTGCCGGAGATAGGGGTATGCCCTATCGCGGCGAAAATGTCAACCGATTCCGTTGAAATTAGTGTCCCATCCTCGCCCCGGCCGAGACCGGCAGCGTGGAGGATATCTCTTGCTTCAGTCGAGACCCACGTGCCAGCTAGCGGCTGGCGGCCGAACGCCGAGAAAGTGTCGGCCGTTTCCGAAGCGAACAGCACACCGCTGTCGCGCTCGAAGCCGTTAGCGAAGAAAGTGTCAGGCGCTTCAGTCGAGAGCCAATCGCCGCGTGGCCACGGGAAGCCGGGGAAGCCAACGCCGCTGAATCCATCGGCCGCTTCCGTCGAAACCCATGTGCCGGACGGAAATGAATCGACGGTGTCAAGCAGTGCGCCCGGGCCGGCTGCCGTTGCACGTTTATTGCCGTCCTCATTTATAAGGATTGGCTCTGTAGCGCCGCCAATGACGATGGTTGTGATGTTGGTCATCAGGTCAGAATGATTTGTGGATCAACGTAGGTCGTAGTGGACGGCTTCGTAGCTTTCAGCGTGACGTACAGGTTGCCGGCGATCTGCGGCTGGGGGCTGGAGAGTGTGACAGCCATACTGAAGCGGCAACCGGCGCGGAACGTCGCAGTGTTATCAGTTACGCTCCCGCCGTCCACGGCACTCGCATAGCCGCCGGGTTCGCTGCCCGCCGACGTACCGGGAGCGGTGCAAAAGAAGATTCGTCCCGGGTTGCTGGCGAGTTTGATGATGTCGCCCGCCGCGTACACGTGGCCATTAGCGCGGGCCGTCGCGTTGCTGTCCCATGTGGACGTGCTGTCTGCCGTAAGATTCGACGGGGCCGCGAGGTAGTCAGCGAATCGCGTGCTGGCGCGCGTGCCCTGCGGATTACCGCTGGAGCCGTGATAGTCCACTTCCATCCACATATCGTGGTCACTCGGGACCGCAGCCGCGTTGACGATGCCGCGCAACGTGACAGTTACGTTACCAGCTACAATGGGGTTCCAGATACCTATCTTGGGAGCTTGGAGTGGACTATTACCCGCATTGGCATTGATCGTAGTCACGAACTTCCATGAAAAGGCTTGCGCTCCGTCCACTGCCCCACCTGTCCTGACAGCGGTAGAGTCAGCATCGATTCGGCCGGTAGGGTCAGAGTACGTGAATTTATAATTGGTAGCGCTGTTGTCGCATCGTGAAATATATACCTGAAAATCGGCTTTCGAATTGCTCCCAGTACCGGCGGCCGGTGTATAGGTCGCTGGCATCTTGCAATCGATGAATTGTAGAAGATGTTGAGGCGATTGGCCGCCGTTGTCATAAAGGGTTGAACTGGACAAGAAACTAAGATCGACATCGCGGAAAGTGAAAATTGTATTTCCGCTACCGCCCGTGACGAGAGTCCCGGGAACTGAGCCAGCGCTATCGACACTACCTCCGATCATCTCCATGTAGCCGCCCAGACTAATAGACGAGTTCGTGGCAGCGAATTTCAGTTTGCAATTCAGCAGCGTGATGAAGCTGCTATTGCCAGTGAAGTTGAACATAGGATTTGAACTGCCGCCGGGCCGGAACTGGCAGCTTTCGAAGTTCTTGTCGAGATTGTCCGCATTGATGACGATAGCGCGGTCTGGATTGAATACGAGGCCATAGCAAATTCTGATAGCCCCGCTGATTTGCATGTTGTTATTGCCGCCTGACGCGCACCCCTCTGAGCCCGTCAAAGCCAAGTCGGCGGAGACTGGCGGTACGCTGCCAGCCGTGCTGACACAGATGTAGTCCACGGGCGCACCAAGCGTTCCGCGTCCTGTCCATGAGTAAGTGCTCGCGCCAGTCGGAGATAGGTAGGCATGATCATGTCCGACGAAAAACTTCACGATCGGAGGATCGCCCCAATTAGTTTGCTGCGCGTTCCTGAGATGATGATGAGGGGCAGCCCAATTGGCGAACGAAGTCCCGATGTAGGTCCACGTCGTTGTGTTGTCGGTCGTGGTATTTCCGAGCGCCGCCGTATTCCATGTCGGCTCCGCGCCATTGCCGCCCGTGCCGGCAGTGGTGACAATGAACAGATGCGTGCCGGCCGCGTCCTTGATGATGTGGCCCAGCGAGTTGCTGACGTTCTTCGCGCCCGTCAGCCAAGGCGGCGTATTGGCGATGTCCCCATTGACCGCCGCGACGCCCGTGCACTCCTGCCAGATCACGCCGTTGTCGGAGGGCTGCTTGTCGCCGCGATTTAAGGTCCAAACAGGCTCCGTCGTGGCGTGCGTCGTGCCGGGGACAATGCAAACAAACACACGCTCATTTCCGTTAGCTGGTGTCGTAAGCTGCTTGCGCAATGCTCCGACCGCCACGGTTTGCGCAGTGCCCCATGCGGATACGGCCGCGTATTTGGCCGACGAAGTGTAGTTGACGATTTGGCCGGTGTACGCCATGGGATATCCTTTAGAGCGTCAGGCTCGCGACGAGCGTGATTGAGATGTTCGCCTGTACGGTGTCCGGAATCGCAGGAGCGATGACTGTGATGATATCGCCGGGAACGAGCGTGACTTGTGTCGAGAACGTCGCGTTGACAGTTGCCGGCGAGGGGCCATTGAAATCTATGGTGCCGATCGGAGCGCCATTCTTGTTGATCGTCCACGAGACAGCGGAATGAGTGATACTGCCGGAGTACGCGATCGAGCCGACAAGTCCGGCCGGAAAGAACATATGATCGACGACGTTGTATTGCGCGACCTCTTCGTTGGGGAGAGGCTGGCCCTCGACGAAGATCGCGAGCCTGACGAAGTCGGTGACCCATTCCGTTTGATACGGTGAGTTGGTGGATTTGGCGAGACGCTGGCCCGGAGTGCCGCCGAGCGGCAGTTCGTTCATCGGCTGTTCGAGCAACAGCGTATAGAGATCGTGGCCGAGACCGTCCGTCGCGAAAACCGAGAACGTGCCGGCGCTCGTATGCGTGACGTTGACGATATAGAGCGCACCATCATTGCTGACAACGTCGAGCGGATTATAGATCGTGGCCGGTGCCCAGTTTCCCTTCGGTGCCCAGAACAGAGCCGGAATCGTGAAGGGTCCCTCAACAGCGTGGTTTGTCAAGTGGACGTAAAGCTTGTTGCCTACCGTGCTGATGAAGTCGATACTGACAGTCGTGTTCGCCGCGACCGTGCTCTCCAGCGTATCGAGCGCGGAGAACAGATACCAAAAATCCAGATCGATCGTGACGGCCGCGAGGTCCGAGCCCTGCCCGAGGCCCCAACGCGTAACGTCGTCCGTGCGATATACTAGAGGATGAACCATGTTGGGAATCCTTCGGGATCGATTGCATTAACCATGTTTAGGGCCGCCGTCAAGGTAGTTAGGCCGGCGGTCGCGGGGGTATCACGTCAATGAAGAGCCTCACCGTGTTTGCCGGGGGGACGGTATCCGTCGTGTCCGTATCTCGTGTGACGTTGACCGTATATGTCGTGGACACTCCGCTACCAATTCCCTCACTGTTGAACACGAAGGGAGCCTCGTTTATCGTAGCCGGCGTGATATCCGATGGCACGGGCGCCGACTTGTCCGTGCTATAGATTTGAGCCTGAATCGATCCTGTGCTGGTAGGGTCATTAGGATCGGCAGCTAGCGTGACATCAGCGAACAAACTTGAAGGGACACCGTTTACTTTTATGATCACGTCCCGGGTAAATCGGTTGTGTTGATCCGTCACTGCCCCGACTGTAAACTGCGGCGTCGTTCCCGCGAACGCGGTCCATGCGTTCAAGAAATTAGCGTAGGCCTGCGCGTCAGCTTCTGTATCAAAGAACGGATTGAAAGAGTGCTGAGATGGAGGAACGCCAGATGCACTATAAAATTGATTGCTCGGATTGTAGGTTGGAGCATCAGCCCCATTTCCGTAGTGAATATCTCCGTAGCCCATCACTGATCGTCCGGCCAGTGAGTCTTCAAGAGACAGCGATCCGTATGTGACAAAAATGAAACCGCCGTGCACGCTATCGATGACTTGGACATTGGGCGTCGCCGGCATCCAGACATACCACGTTACGTCGGTCGTCCCCGTGTTGGCTGATTGATCGTACAGAGGAGTGATAGTGGTCTCCCCCTTGCGAAGAGTGATCCCGGGAGGAGCGCCTTTAGAGACCAAGTGAAATAGAACATAGGCGATGCCTGACTGGACCTTCCTGATCCACCAAAACGGCCCCATCGCGATTTTAGCATCTCCAGTCAGGAATCCATCTGCCCCATCAACGGGGTTGACATAGTTGTGCTGGTCATCCGTAGTCGAAAGCAGCGGCGGCTCGACCGCATTAGCGCTGTCGTCCGCAGGATCGTATCCATCCGGTGAGGACACAAACGTCAGGGCTCGCGGGAAGTCCACATTCTCGGCATTGGGGTCATCACTAGACGGAATGCTGATGATGACCTCTTCACCTCGGAGCTTGCGGAACGCGATGTTGTCGTTGCGAACCACAGTGACGTAGTCCTTGCCGGCATCCTTTTTCGCTTTCCCGAACGGAGAAGAAACGATTTCACTGTGGACGCGTCGGGTTGCTGTCGAATCGCCTGTACCATCGCTGATGTTAAAGTAGCCGTCGTCTTTGTCAGAGCCGGGCTGCATGTCGAGAATCCACTCCTCGCCACGTTGATCCCGGTAAGCGACGCAATCCATCACTTCAATGTCGAGCTTCTGCCCTTTGTCATCGGGATTGACGATCCGTTTCATGTGCGTGCGCTGAGTCGCATCTCTCAAAGCCTTTGAGTGGTCGCCTCCTGTTTCATCGACGATGAACGGGACTGCCTTAGTCTGATCCATATCGAGGATGACTTCCTTGTTTCGCTCAATTCGAAATGCAACAGCGTCCAAAATTTCAAGGTCCATGTACTCGCTCGGCTTCTCGCCGGGCTTCGGTGGGGTTGCATCCAAGGACACTCTGACGATATGCGTTCTGCGCGTAAAGGCGGTCATGTTTTATTCCGCCAGCTTGCCAGTTGACATATCAAATGCGTCGGAGGCCTTCTCAGTGTGGACGGCCGCCATGTAGTTGCTGAGCGTTGAGCTACCGCTATAGGAGAACGTCTTCGTGCCGCCGATCAGGCCCACGGTAAGCCGAACAGGAGGCGCGCTCTGGCCCCCCGGAACGAACTCTTTCGTCGGGGTGACATCTTGTCCGACGAACGGTCGGATCATGCCCTCCATGCCTGCCATATTCTATTATCTCACTCTTACGGGGAAGACGGCGCTTCCAAGTTGATGCCTTGCTCGATCACGAGCGGCGATACAATGATCACATACGATCCTTCGAATGGTCCGTTGTTAGCGCACGGCTTGAACAGCGCGGTCCATGAAATCGAATTGGCTTCCATCACGTAGGGCGTATCCTGCGATGCGAGAGCAAGTTGTTGTTCTTCGAGCGCCCACGCATAGGAAGGCGAGATGCCAGATTGAACGTTGCTCGGATTGTCTGTAGTCGAAAGAGTCTTCCCGGCCCACATCTGGGCGAACTGAAGCTGTTGTGCGATCCCGAACGATTTTATGATCGCGGCCTTTTGCAATTCAAGTGTGTTGCTGAAAACGCCACCATCGCTCACTTGTTTCCATGTAAGCGGCGCAACCAATCCGTCGTCATACGGCGTGAAACGGGGCGGAGTGTAGCTGAGATCGTTGCTGGCCGGAACGATCGTCTGCCCTTCATATTCCTGCCAGCCGGCTTGTGCATAGCCGGCGCTGGCATAGACCGGCGTTCCGGTGACGGCCGCGACGCTATCGCCGAAGCCGATCGCTACGCCGATCTTGACGCTGCCCCTCAGTTTGCCGCTCGGACCGTCGCACTCCAGACTGTACGCAATGACCTTGCCAGTCGCGGCGCCTCCGGGGAGTCGAGGATCGAACAATGTCGCATTCTTGCGGCACGACATCCCGACGACGAGCGCGAATGGGCTCTCCCACTTGATCGTGACGGCGCGCGAACGATAGCGGAGCCGCGCCCGGCCTTTGCAGAGCAGATACTCGACGGCGATACGGCCGCGAGCCGTGTCAAAAAAGTGGTTGGCCCGGACATCGCTCGGTGTGCCGCCGATCGGAATACCGAACCCTGAAGGACTCACGCCGAGGACCAACCACTCGACTGAGCCGTCATTGATGATCTGGCCCCCGGCCGTCGAGAACGTCGGTTGATTGATGATCGAGACCGTGCGCGGGGCCGGCGTCGGTTCGTCATTCGACGTGACCGGCGGGACATAAGTGAACGTGTCAAAGACGCCGTTTGTATATCCACCTCGGACGCACATATAGTACGAGGTTTGGCCCGGCACGTCCTCAAGATTTCCCGTGTTGACGTTGAAGACCTGATTCGTGATCAGCACGACCTGTCCGACCGGGACGCCCTCGCCCGGAGCCCAATGCGGCGCGTCCGTGAGACCTGAATCTCCCAAACTCGCCCAGAGCACGCCGTTGTCAACTGTGACCGTGCCGGGGATGTCGCTGAAGGTCGGTTCGACCGCGCCAGCCGTGCCGCCTTGCACGCAAATCTGATATGCAAGACCGCCCGGCTTCGTCGGGTTGTTCGGAAAGATGATCTGCGGGACGCTGACGCTGCTGTTGGCAAAATCAGTCCACGCCTTCACGTTGATCAGCGGCTTGCCGAGATCGACCGACTGGATGGTGATCAACTCAGTATCCTGATCGACGGTTGGCGACGCGAGGATGCCCTGTACGTTCGCGATCATGTCGAACGAAAGCAATTCGGAATACGCCCGGCTCATGTCATACCGGATCGTCATATCGCCCGTGACGAACCAACACGGCACGATCATGCCAGTGACAGAAACCTGAGCCGGCCGGTTCTCGGGAGGATCACTGTCCGGGAAACAAATGCCGGTCTGAAGATACTCTGTTAGAATACATGATAGCGGGTTAGGCGAGAGCAGCGCGGGACCGGATGACTGCGAGGAGGCCGACGCGTTGGAGCACTGACCCGGATTAGGATCAGTGTTAGTCCACGACGATTGGAAGTTGGTGGTCGGCGTCTGGCCCACATGGAAGATGTCAGTAACGAAGCTACTCTCTACCTTGTAGCCGCCGCCGATACCAGCGCCGGGCTTCGGCCAATCGCCCATGAAAGTGTCGCCGGTATAACTCGTGACGTTGACAGTCGGCACGTCAAAGAACCCTGACGTCCGTTGAGTCCAATTGACCGATGCTTGGATACGAAGATTGACAAGCGGAGGTTGACCGATCTCCATCGCCACGCTGTCGTAGAACGCGTCGTCCTCGAAGAAGTCTACTGTGCCATCCTCGCCCACAAGGATATCCGAGGCGCTGATAGCGAGTGTCGTGCGATCGATGTGCCAGAGCGCGGACCAACCTTCGAGGATCGAATCCGGATCATCGCGGTGCCGCTGATCGAGCCAGATCGGATCGAAGTACGGCGTAACCTTCATGGTTTCGGCGACCGCTTGCTTGTCGGCGATGAAGGTGTGGCTGCGCGCGATGAATTGCAGCGTCACCAATTCCTTGAACATATTGGTAGGGATGCCGACGAGCACTCCGAAGAACAGCGGGACGGTCGTGCCATTGTTGTCCCACGCAAACCATACCCACTGTCTGCGGCCCGGCGCGAGGAGGCCGACACGAGGATTCCGAATCGTGATATCGAAGGTCGGGACTTGTCCCTCCTCGTGGTTGATTTTGAACGAGACAATGTCCTCGTCGAGAACTTCCATGATGGAAGGGTCGAACGTCGTTTGGTTTTCTTGTGCCCAATAGAAATAGAACGGGAGAGTCATATCATACTTCTTCGGCGTCTAGTGTCCATCCGACTCGACGGCCCCATTCGTCAAGGTTCTCTTGCACATCCTTGATCAGCATGAGGAGCGACGGCCGATAAAAATTGTAGCCGTTCTGAGTGTAGTCGGAGCCGGACACTACAGGGCGCCGGGGAGAGCCGACGCGGCCGATCGGATAGCAGAACTCCACTGCACAGTGGATAGTCACTTCCATACCGGGGAAGATGCCGTCGAGCGGAGGAGCGTCAACCTCGTCAGTGATAACGATCTTCGTTTGATACTTCTGAAACTGCGGAGCCGACACGTCAATATATTTGCCGGAGATCGTTCGCTCAAGTTGGGATGCGGCGGCGATCGGCTCAAGCGTCTGATTGAGTTTGCGCGCCTGATAGATCATGTTGCCGAATCCGGAGATCGTCAACACGGTATCCGCGCCGGCAGGCAGCACGTTTTCGAGTGGCGGAGAGAACGTCATTAGACCGGCCCTTTGAGGTGCTTGGCACTTGGCACTACGGCGGAGATCGAGCCCGCGTCTTCTCCATCGTTTTCATAGTAGAAGCCATGAACACCGCGACCTCGGGTCACTTGTGCCTTGGCGAGTGCATTTGCTTTTGTGTCGGAATAGGCGGTGGACGGGCTATTACCCATCGCTCCGGTGATCTCATACATGCGAACGTCAGGCTTTGCGTTCATCGGGACAGGAGAGCCATCGCTAAAGTGGGCGGCGCCCGGTTCTGGATAATAATTTTTGTCCGGAGCATCGGCGTTGAATCCAGTCTGGACACTCGGGGTGTAGTAATGCCCGGGTTTCGCAAATTCATTCATGGTGTCCTGTCCAGCTAGCAAAGTCTTCCCGTACTCCGATTTTCCTCGCCAGCCTTTTCCATCTGCGGGGATTCCGATGCGCGATTCAAGAGCCTCTCTCGCGGCTCTTAGCGTGCCTAGATGAATTGGACCTTTTGAATGTGGCTTGCCGGTTGGCGAACCATGATACCATACCGGCAAATGGCTCCCGTTGATGCCCTGCGTCACACCTCTCGGATTACTGCCGTGGCCGAGTTTATCTTTCATCTCACTTAACCCACGAAGGCTGACGACCTGTGGAAGAGGTCTGGCGAGCGACGGCGTAGCTGGCGAGGCTGTCCACAACATTCGCCGGCCCACGGAAGCCACTGAATGTGCGACCGTCGATCGTGAGATTAAGTGTGCGAGAAGCCTGTACTGGGCCAGTGCTTCCGCCCATGCGAGTGGGAACACCGACAAGGCCGCCGGCTGCGAACCCGGGGATCGTCATGTTGTTCAAGGCATGGAAGAAGTCCACGCCGTAATGCGCGACTGCTTTCGCGTTCGTAACATACTCGTCACGCGATGCCCGAATAGGGACACTGTCGCTTGTCGGCGTGCCGGGACCCCTGACAAGACCGCCGCCGGCATATCCGCGCGTACCGACGCCTAGCGGATCATCCTGTCCGCTGGAATTGTCACGCGAACCGTGCGGCGTATCACCACTGCTGCCGGTATCTGCACCTTTCCATCCGTTTCCGCTAATCAGGTTCTTGACCTTGGCAATAACGTCCAGCAGCCGCTCCCAGAATCGCGTAACTGAATTATCTTTGAGCGATTCGAAAGCCTTTTTAGTTAGTTCGGACAGGCTGCCCATCGCGGTAATGATCAGCCCGATCAGGACTGGGATCGCGACGAGTGCCGGAGCGATGTAACCGATAGCTGTCGCGATGGCTATAACGAGAAGCTTGAACGTAGTCCCCTTCTCAAGACTGAAAGCCTTGTCAACTTGCCCCAGCATCTCCGCGAGCGCTTCTTTCATCTGCCCGATAACGATGATGATGCCCTTGATGGCGGTTCCGAAAGCCTTCAGGCCTTCAATGAAAATATGCAGGACACCATCGCTGTCCTTGAGGCTTGCCAACATGGCCTTCAAAAACTCAGTGAAGACCGGAGCTACCGCCGCAGCGAACGCCTGCGACAACTGACTGATCTCAAGGTTAAGGCCTGCCAGTGCGCCACGAAATTCTTTGATGGCCGGAGGTGGGACGTTCTTATCGAGGCCACTGATCTTGTCTTTCAGACCTTCGATCGCCTTGCTGTCGTTCTCGATAACGTCAAGGATTTCGGACGCCGACACACCGAGAGCTTGCATCGAAGTTCCGGCGAGCTTATTGACGATCGCCAACCGTTGCTGATTATTGATCAGATGATCAGTATCTTTCGCAAGCAGATTGGAAATTGTCCGCAGGGTCTCATATCCTGTCGGAGAGACACCTTTGGCCTGCTCTTTAGCCTGCGCGATGATTCCCTTTGTCAGGTTCTCAACGGATACCGCAGTAAGATCGATTGCTGTAGCTGCCGATTTGTTATTATTGGCGACCCCGTCGAGCGCTTGTTTAACACTCCCAATGTTGGTCAATGCAAACTTAGCGGCTTTCTCTTCTGCCTCACCACGCGCAATGATAGCTTCCTTGACGCTATTCTCGTCTTTCTGACGTTGCTCTGCGTCGTCGCGCGCATTCTTGGCGGCTTTGCGAGCGAGGTCATCATATGCCTGTTCGGCTTGCGCCTTCTTGAGCGCAGCACTAGCGGCCTTCTCTTGTTGCGCGATAACAGCGTCGGCCGCTGCCTTGCGTGCCTGATCGACTGCCAATTGTGCTTGCTGGATAGCGAGGCCCTGTTTCGCGGCTGCCGAAGGCGGGTTGCCCTGTAGTTCGGCGAGACGTTGCTCGGCCGACAACACTCCGAGCGCTGCCGACTGCACGCTCAGAAGCGCGCCCTTCTGTTCGGACGCTGCATTCTGGGCAGCGAATTTTAGCTTGATCCACGACTGTTCGAGAGCGTCATTGTCCTTTGCCGAACGCGCTGACCTCTCCGCCGAGTTATCAGCTAGCGCGTTCTGCGCATCACGAACGCGCAAGATAGCATTCTGCACCCGCAACGTCGCGGAGTCATTCTCATTCGCGTAAGTCTTGATGCTCTCGGCAATAGCGGGCCACTCGCGAGCGATCGTGATCGTGAGCCGGTTTGCAAACCGTTCGAACTGCTCGACCTTGACCCCGGACGACGTGAAGATTGCCTCCAACTCTTGAAGCTGTCCGGCGGTGGTGCCGAATGCGTTAGCGAGCAACTGAGTTTTCTGGGATAGTTCCGTTTGCTGCTCGATAAATACGACCATGGCAGCGGTGATGCCGGAGATCGCTACTTCAAGGATACCTACAGCGCCGCCGAGAATTGAAAGACGACTAGCGCCTTGCTCGGCCGCCTCCGCAAGCTTTGCAATTTGCTCAGCGCCTTTCGCGCCGACGTTCTCCAAAGATTTGAGAAATTCGTCGTCTCCCTTGAGGAGAATTTTTGCTACGAGTGGATCAAGCTCAGCCATTTTAGTCTTTCAGCGCGCTTTGAAAAACAGCCTTGAAGTTCTCCATCACGCTCAATTGGATTTCCTTGAGGTGGAATTTCTTGGGGATTGTTACGCTGGAGATGCCGAAGTATTTCGGCTGCTTATCAGTGATGGAGAATAGAAGCGGTGCCCCACCTGATTTTCGATTGACCGAAAACAGTTTATCACCATACGCGCTTGCTTGAACGCCCTCCGCGTCAGTGCCGCTTATTCCAATCCAGAGAAGAGGGTCCCCAGTAATGATGCCGCCGTCTTCAAAGATACTCGCCCCGGGAGAATCAAGTGTAGTGGTGATCTGATCTCCGTCTACTGTGACTTTCAGTCCGGTCAAATAATTTTCGCCGAACTTCCCCGCGTTACTGATGTCCGTCGTGCTCTGATCGAGGATCATGGAGGCGATGATGTTCTTCGTAGCGCTCAAAGCCGAATCGAACCCCTCGGCCGCAGCGTCGATATCGTTCTTGAATTTCGCCGCGTCAATTGTGAGTGTTAGTTCGAGGGTCATTCGGCTTCATCCTCCCAAAGATCAAGCTGATCCTTGACTTCCTTGTCACCGGATGCCTGAGCCATGACACTGATGCCAACAAGCCGATGACTGTCCATGTCTTGCTGCCGCGAGAGTAGAAAACAATACGCCGCGATCATGCGAGGTGTGTAGTCCCAGACTTTTTCCGAATCGTGTCCCTTGGAAATCAGGAGTGATATTCCTGCGGCGATTTCATATCCGGGACCCTTCCATAGGTGTCGTTTCCGCCGCGCTGGGCGGCTTCGGCGAGCGCCACGATTCTCCGAACGAAAGGGCCGAACCCACTCCTGAAGGTCAGCCTCCCAATGGCTTCGAGAACGTCCATCTGGACTTCAAGAGGGAGCGCGCTCGCGTCTTCAAGGGCCTCTTCGTCATCAAACTTGCCGCCTGTGCCGGCGACGATGATCGACGAAAGAACTTCCGGCGCCGCTTTGATGGCGTCCGCGAACTTGAAACCTTCTCCCTCCAGTGCTTTACCGAGCACGGCTGGATAACGATTCAAAATTGCAAGAGCAACTTGGGCTGAAAGCCCGTTGACGCGAACGAACTGATCCTCGGCATCGCCGATCTTGACATCTTCGTGGAGCTTCGCGATATCGCGGAGGCTCAAACCTTGACTTGACATTCGATTAGTTTCCTTGGGCAGTGGGGGACGCCTGACAGGGGGATTCCGATCAGGCCTTGCTATCGTCGTTGCTGTAGTCGATCTCTACGGGTCCGGCCGGCGGCGGCCGATGCCCTACAGGGAGACGGGAGGGATGGAAATCCTGAAGACCGTATCGACCGTCACCCTCTTCAGCTTCCGGGTCGGAGAAGTCCTGAGCGGCTTCTGGGCCGCCCGGGGCTCCCGGAGCTTCCGGGACGATCTTTGAGGCAGCCGTGAGAGCTTCCGGGCTTCCCGGGGCTCCTGTCTGCGGGTCTTCGTCTGAATAATCTTGTTCCGGAATGGCTTCTGAGGAGGCTCCCGGGGCCTCTGAGGCGGCTTCCGGTTCGGCCGGTGATTCGGCAGCGACTTCCGGCGCCCCCTCACTGGCGGCTACGGCCGGGTCAGCGCCGGGGTCTTGAACGTTCTGGGCTTCATCAGAGGTCGGAGCATAGAGATTGGTCATGGGGAACTTCCTTCTACGGTTTGGGGAGGGGTATTACAGTAGCGGCGGCAGCCGTGGGGCAGCCGCCGTTTATCAAAGCCATGTCTCGGGCCGAAGTTTAGCCGAGAAGCTGGGACGGCGAGGTCGGCTGAGTGACAGTCGCGGTGCCGAAGCTCTGGAGCACCTGATCGAACAGCACGTCGCCGTCGAGGTCAATCGTGCCCCACTGATTCTGGATCAAGCCGAGCGCCTTCGAGGGCGAGAGCTTGACGAGCGGGAAGGTCACCGTGTAGACCGGGCCGATGACGTTGGTGCCTTGGAATTTCACTGACCCGTAAATAACCGGGTTCGAGAAAATATCGATCGTGTCGGGTGCCGGCGACGGTCCGCCGAAAGGCAACCCAAGCAAACCGAAGCCCATGTTGCGGGCGGTCAACTCTTCGAGCACGATGTTGAGGGAGCCCGCGATCTCAATAACCGCCGTGAAGTCCTTCACGCGGACGCCGGTTCGCGAACTGTAGTGATCCAGTTGCGTTACCTTCGCGGTGAACTCGAACTGCGGGCAGTTGCCGCAGTCGACGTACTTCGATTCGCCAAGCAACTTGATGCTGACGATACCCTTGCCGATGTAATAGTTGCCGATGTTCGGCGAAAGCAGAGAGCCTTCGATGATCTCATTCCCAAGGTTCGGCATGTTCGTCTCTCCGCGTTAAAGCTCGATAATCTCGCCGGGCAGCCATGGGTATGAATACGAGAAGATCATACCCATCTGGCCTTCCATCTGTCGGTTGCGGGCCAGATCGGTGACGCATCCGCTGTAAGTGATGTCCCCGTTCGCTCCGACGATCGTGCTAAGCGTCTTATCTCCCAAGATCGCTTTCATGATCGCGATTCGCGCGATAGACAAATCTTCGCCCACATTCTTGTTCGCCGGCTTGCGCACGTCGAGCACGACGTAGATTTCTGGAGTCATCTTCATGATCTGCGCCGGGATGCCACCTTGGCGTCCTTGCTGCATCTGCCGGAATCGAGGATCAGGGGCCTCGTCTCCGTCAATGAGGATTACTCCCGGGACTAATTCCTTCGGCAACGCGTTCCGGTTACGGACGAAGTTACCAGCCGGGATGCGCCCCGTCGTCAATTCGATGTCCAAATTACTCAAGAGCGCTTCAAGCTCCTGAAGGATCAGGACGCGCCGATCAACTGCCGCCGTCATTGTCGAACTCGCCCTTCATAAAGAACCGGAACCCCGGCCGGCGAATACAGTTTGATCGGCTCCAGAAACGGCAGAACCTCATTCTCGACTGGCGTGTCCGAGGGGGGTTGGACGAACGTCACCAATTGATCAAGCTCGTTGTTTGGCGGTGTCGCCTGCACCTCGGGAGTGTCCGCTGAAATCAGCACGCGCCGATCGGTCGGATTCGCCAAGCTACTTGCTTTTTCGCGCGGGAGATAATCGATGATCGCCACAACACAGGGGCGGTCGGCTACTCCCTCTCTACGAAGAACTGCCGACATGCCGAACTTCTGTAGAAGTCTGTCGGCGGTGCCACGCACTCTCGCATAGTCAAACTGTGCCATTGTACCTAGACCTTAGCTCCCGAACAACTAGCGATTACCGCATCACAGTCCGACCGCTATTGGACACGAGGAGCCCGGCTTTGCTGAGCATTCGATCAATTTGCGGGAACGACGCGAAGAACCCAAGTCCGAGCTTCGTATCGTAAGCGGTGGTGGTTTTGATAGGGCCGATCTCTTCGGTGATCGAGGAAACGACGCCGCCTTGGCCGCCGAGAGATGTGTCAAAGTCAGCCTGAAGCTTGACTCCGTTTAGCACGCGAAAAGAAAGTTCGGCACACGCCATCTTTAGCACCAGTGGGATTCCGTTGACCGTGTCACCGTTGTTATCGACGACGCCTTGTCGAGGAAATTCTGTAGCCTGCGGTGTGGTCGAGGGCGTCAGGATCGCGAGACCGTTGAGCGCATACGGCGTGAGCCACGGCTCAAGGAAAACCGCGTTGGCATCTGAGAAATCCTGTCCGACACGCTGCACAAGTTTGATGCCACGGTATCGGTACTTCTGATTGAGATAGTCGGTTGCCGTAACGATCGCGCCGCACAAGGCGGCTTTCGTGGGCGTGCCAGTGTCGATACCCCGGCTCGCGAAATACTTCTTGTAGAATACAGTATCGATATACGCATTGGCAGGATCGATTTCGACGATCGTCGTGTTGACGGTCGCGTTCGCACCCGTGAGCCACGTGACAGTGCCAGACCGAGGCCAGTCAGCGCCGCTCTGGATCAGCGTGCGGATTGAGAACTGAGTTGAAGTGAAGACCTGAGTGACCTGAAAGCCGCTCGTCACGGAGGCCGGCAGCGTGAAGCCATCCGTGCCATCATCAGGCTGCCCGACATAGTTTCCTGTATCGCCTACAGCGACGGGTAGCGCTGGCGCAACGTCCGCCGTCAATTGATAGACGGTGCCGGTTTCATCTTGTACTGAGAAGACAGAGGACGCCATTGATTAGACTCCCCACGGCGAACAGCCGGATGGCACTGAGAACGCGAACGCTGCGTTGCCGGAGTTGATCTTGACGGTGCCGCCAGTCTGGAGGAAGGCCAGAGGAAAAAGAGGGCCACTGATGTTGAAAGACTTGCCGCCCGCACCCGTAGCCGGGCTGGCACTGGGAGAGCCATTCCAGTTGCCGCTATCTTCGCAGAACCACGCAAGCCCGCGCCCGATATCGATCACGCACCTGAGAACATGACCAGCCGGGTTTGATCCGAGTGAACCGCCCGGAAGCAAAGCGCCATTAGGCTCGACACCTATGGTGTTAGCGAGTACAGCATCGTTGAGTGACGCCGACGCGTTGCCAAAACCAATGACACCTTGGGCACCGACTTGTGTGATACTCGAAAATTCGAGGTACAGTCTGCCCGAACTTCGCGATGTGCTGCCGCGTACCTTACCGCTTCCGGCTGATCCAGTTGCGGTTAGCTTGTCAGCCGACAACGAGATCGTAGTCCCCTTGTCGGCTGTATTCCAAGTTGTGCCGTAGAATGACCCTCGCACGGTCCGCTTCTGCCGCGCACGAAACAGCGCGGCTTGAAGGGGGCCTTGTCCTGCGAGCCTGCGGTTGAGTGCGGGGCGGAATGCCATTGCGGCCTCTTAGCCGCTTCAGTGCGCGGTGACGGCGGGTTGCCGATAGACACGCCCCGCTCGCTTGCGTCCCATCAAAGAGACTTCGAGCGGAGAGAGCGCCGGGTTCATGTTGCCGGGCGTCGGGGGCAGTTGACCGGCCGCGATGTAACGCTGTTCGAGTTGGTTCTGAAGATGGGCTTTGATCGCGTCGGAAGGATGCAGCGGCGGGAAGACGCGATTGAAGTCGAGCTTCGCCTTATCAGCCCAAGCCATACACTTCTTTTCGTATTCGGCCGCCTCATACGTGGCCTGCTTAGCCGCGTCCCAGCGAGCTTCTGCCGCCGTGATACGATTCAGCATTGCTTCGCGCAGATCGCTTTTGTCGAGACGAGCGACATCGGACAGCGGGTCTTTCGGATCGAGGTTGAGGCCGTCATCGTGTTCGAGATCGGCGTCAGCCGGCGGCGGAGTTGCTGCAACGGCTTCAGTCGGATCACCCGGTTGCACGTCTTCCGGCTCGGTAACAGCCTCGGTCGCGGCACGCGAGAATCCGGGCGACGCTTCGCTGACATCCTTGCGTTTGATGGTGGGGTCTTTCAGAAGCACTTGGATCACGTCAACCCGGGGAAGACCATCATCGGTCCAATGGGCGTCGTTACTCGAATCAAGTTCCGCAAGTGCCTTCTTAATGTCTTCGTTAGCCATGGTATCCTCTTGGGGGTTAGGAGGGTAGTGAATTGGTCACCCGGAGCCGCGATGCGAAGTCGCGGCTCCGGGCGCATTACTCGAAAACGATCGGGCCGGAAGTCCCCCCTCTGGACCCGTTCAAGCTCCCGAGCAAAGCTGTCATTTGCTTACGGAAGTGCGGCAAGATTGGCCGCGCCCTTGACGCGATTGGCGCCGTACTTCTCCAGCTTGGCGAAGACGATCGCAGAGGTGGTCCCGAGACGGGTCGCCTGCGCAGCAAGAAAAGCCGCGAGTTGATCAGTGTGGCGAGCACGAGCAAACTTGTCGTGTCGTTTGTGGTTCTCGTGGCACTGAGGGCTATGCCCGCTCTGTCCGCTGAGTTGATTCGGCATGGTGATCTCCACAAAGAGAAGGGGCGGCGGTTTGTCCGCCGCCCCGAAGAGGGTAGTCTCGTCAGTCCGGAGAGCCTTAGCTCTCGCGGGTGATCAGGCGGGCAAGCTTGATCTGCTTGCGCTCGGGGAACACACGAACCCACGAGTTCTGATGGGCGAGGTTGTTCGCGGTCGCGGCGTTGGTGGGGCCACCTTCCAGAGCCGGCGAACCGACGTAGGCGTGACCGACCGGATGGATACACCATTCGACGCGGTTGTAGAGGATGTCCGAACCGGCGCCGTTACCACGGTCCGGGAAGCGGAAGACTTCGGTCGGGACGATCGGGGTGCCCACGCCGAGACGGAATGAGGCAGGCCCAACGAGCCACGTGTGATAGATGCCGGCGGCGGTCTGCGCTCCGTTGCTGGGGTCGCCAGCGGGGTTCGGCATGCCGTCGTCCACGATCACTCGGAGACCGAGGAAGGTCGGAATATCAACCTTGCCTTCCGAATCCGGGATGAAGTCGATCAGGTTGTTTTTCTTGGCGGTCGAGTACACAACCGAGTGCATGAACGTTGCGGTCACGTCATTGGCCGCATCGCCAAGCAGGGTCGTGGTGTCGATAAACGCCGGGGCCGAGAAGTTGGTAACGCCGGCCACGAAGCTCACACCAGAGATGTCGTTGGTCAGGTCGCCTTTCTTGCCGTAAGCAGCGTTGCTACCGACGTTGCCCGAACGGCCCAAGGTCGGGTCGTTCAATGCGTTGTTCGCGAAGATGCCGTTGGCGACCGCGACGAACGCGCGCTGAAGGCGACGGACCCAATAGTCCGAGACGCGGGACGCGATGCTCTGCATCGGGTCGGACCCGGCCAGAGCGGTCGTGAGGCGCATCGTGCTCCAAGAAGCGTTACGCGAAAGGCGTACAGCGACTTCGGCCGACGTCTGGGTGATGTTGGGGTTGGAGGTCGAGTTCGGGTCATCGCTCGACACGTTTTCGGCCGGGTCGCCGATGTCCTGCCAAGACGGGACCGTGAAGGTCAGGCCGCCGCCGGCAAGCAAGTTGTCGAGAAAATCGTCCCGGGCAGCGATGCCACTCTGGATGATCGCGGTCTTCTCCATCGTAAGCTGTTGGGTATACGGCGTGAAGACTGCGGGGACAATGACATCCGCGATTTGGGTCGAAACGTTCACCATGACGTGCCTCGTTTGAATGGGGGTAGGGTGTCAGCACCGTCCCCATGGAGGTGTCTGGATCAAAGGGATGCCGTGCGAATCGCCGACATTCGGCTTGCGGACGGCTGTCCAAATTGTGCCGTTAGATTATCAGGGCTCTTAATTAAGAACAACTAGCGATTACGCTGCAAAACTATAGACGTGTGAATCGCAAGAAAGATGCGCCACACAAGGGTTTTTGCATCAATTTACGACGTAACCGCCGAAGAAACAAACGACGCCATCCAAAATGATCGTCCCCGTTGCTTGGACTACAGCCCGCACATCATAAACATCTGTGCCATTCGCCAAGTCCACAACCAACACGCCTGTCCCTGTCGGATCGTTAGTGGTCGCATTCCCTTGTTGGATGCCTTCGGTGATACGCACACCGTTCTTAAAAATGGCGGGGAGGACGTAGTTGGAGCTTGTATAGGCAATTGGGGACGCTGTCGCAATAACCGCAGATAGGGCGACTACGCCAGCGGGGGGCGTCCATTGAAATGTCGAAGGGTTGTAGTGTGAGCCACCGACCTCGAACACTTTGTTGTTGAATGGCACGGTCTTAAAAGTGATCGTACCAGTAGTGGAAATAGTGTTAGGTGTGCCCCCAAAGTCAGCACGAAAAGCAACGACTGTCTTGACTGAAGCAGCAATCGCGGTCTTCGTAGCTTTCTGTGTCGCGACCCGAGTGTCACTGTTCGCCGCAAGCGTCCCATCCGTATCAGCCACATTGGTAGCAAACATCGCGAGCGTGATGTTCGAAATCGTATTGTTGGCAAAGTCCATCACCTTATTCGCTAGCGTGACGGCGGCCGAGTTCTTCGTAGCGTCGGATGTATTGTCCACATTGCCGAGGCCAACGTCAGCCTTGACAATCCATCCTTTGATCCATGTCTTGATCGCAGTAAACGTTTGCTTGAGATTTCCGGCCCCTTGGTTAACAGGGATCGTGTCCGCGTCGGCTGCCGCAGCCGCCGCACTGAGGCCAGTGAATGACACATTGGCTTGCGTCGAGGTGTCTAGGTTGACAACGTTGCCGAGCCCGACATCGCCTTTGACAAGTGCGAGACTCGTCTTAAAAGTCGAGTAGCTGACATTCTTTATCAACTTGCCGGTCGTGCCATCGTATACGGCCGGCGTAGCGTCCACCGCGCTTGCCGGACCGACAACAGCGCCATCAATGTTAGCTTGTGTGATCCACCAATTCGCGCCGACAGTAGCTTGATTGCCGGCCGCAGTCCCGTCTACGATACATTGCAGGCGATCACTAACCTCGACGTTGATTCCGCTCGCGCCGCCAATCTTACCGGCAACGCTGACCCGATAGACGAAACCCGCATCGGCGGCGGGATAGTTCGGATTAACTGAGCAGTCGATCACGCCCTTGTAGACTTCGGCGTCGTTAGCTCCGAGCAACGCATTGATAGCCGCCTTGACTGCGGCCTGTGTCGGCAACCTCGTATTGCTGTTGGCGGTAAGAGCAACATCCGTGTCGATGACGTTCGTAGCGAACATCGTCGTGTCGAGCTTGCTCAAGGTGTTAAGCGAAGCATCGAAGGCGTGGTTGGTCAATGCAACAGAGGCAGCGTTTTTGGTTGCATCAGACGTGTTGTCCACATTGCTGAGACCGACATCTGCCTTAACAAGCGACAGCGAGGTCTTGAAGTCTGTGAACGCCACGCTCTTTATCAGCTTGCCAGTCACGCCGTCGAACAAGACTGGCAGGCCATCAGTGACGCTGACTGGCCCGGCTACTTTCGCGTCGAGCGCGGTTTGCGTCGCGGTCGAGATCGGCTTAGCGGTGTCAGACGTGTTATCCACATTGGCTAGACCAACACTAGCTTTGGTGAGCGAAGCGAACTCAGCTTGCGTTGCGGTCGAGACCGGCTTGTTGGCATCGGATGTGTTATCGACATTGCCGAGACCGACATCGGATTGCGTTAGCGCAAGCGATGTTTTGAAAGCCGAAAAAGAAATGTTCTTGATGACTTTGCCACTGACGCCATTGAAAACGGCTGGTGTCCCGTCAACAGCTACGGATGGGCCAGTCACCTCGCCCGTCGAGCCGCCTCCCGGAATTACAGTGCTCTCGTCTGGAGGTCCACTACCCGAGCCGCCTCCCCCGCCTGCTTTGACAGTCCCTTTTAGAGCCCACGCGCCATTCTCGTGCAGATAGAGGTCGCCCGTGAGATCATCAATATAGAATTTATCTGCGGATACACTCACGTCGGAGGCCCGTCGCCACTCGTAAGAGCATCAGCCGGGAGGCCGCCCACTGTACCTCCGCCGACGACAAGGTTGCGACGCTGCACGAGAACACGAAGCTCCGGCTTCGGAGCGGTCTTACGCGCGGCATAGAGCTTCGTGCCAGCCTGACGAGCTTTCGTCTTCGCGACTTCGACACCGAACTGCTTGATGTATGCACCCTGTTGCGTCAGATTCCAAAATTCGTCCGACCAAGGGTTCTCTTCAAAAGCCATCTTCAGTCCTCGATCGTGACACCTTGGGTTAGCGTCATCACGCCGGTCATGAGCACGTCGCGCTCGCCCGTAACATCGTCCACCATGATCATATCGAAGCTGTATGGCCCCGGCTCCAGCGCAGCACGAAGCTGATGATCCGTCAGGTTGAATTGCAGGATGCGATTGACGGTATCCAGCACGAGGATGGTTTGCGGGCTCCCGATCGAGGAGGTCGCCAAGTCGGCATCGTCTTGTCCGGGATCAGCTTTGAAGTCGCACAGGAAGTGCTTGCCAACGAACGACCATGAGGTGTCGCCTTGCGTTCCGAATCGGAAGGCAAGCAAGAGCCACGCGTTGTTTGGTTGCGGGAATGTTACTTTGGCAGTCATTGATCCTGATCCTTAACTCGAAACGGCTAGCGGGAAATAGATATCCTTCGGATCGAGGAAAATACTCCATCTAACCGCAAATTGATCGCATATAGCAGTCCGGATTAGATTATCCATCGCGGCATGATCAAGATCGAACGGGAGCGCCACAACATTATCGATTTGGTGCCGTATAGCACCGTCCGTTGCGTAACCGTTGATCATCAAATAGAGTTTAGTGATATCGGGATAATCACCATCCGTACTCCCGTTTACTTGAACGGTAGGGGGCAGAGTGATGAATGCGATGCCTCTAAATGCTGACATAGAAGTTCTCCTGTTTACGGTACACTTGCGACTTTGAACGCGATAGCGACGAGACTGGGACCCTGAGCCCTCGTGAAGGACGAAGCTCCAGTGAATGTCGGCCATGTATTGAACGTCTGCGAAAAGAAATAGCCCCCGAGGTCAGTTTGGCTATTAAGAACGTTGCTCAACGTGGCATCGCCAATCGCATATGCAGCGATGACGCCGAGTGAATGCAGTGAGGTGAACGAAACAGACGCCGTATCCACGTTGTCTGCCAGATAATAGAGATTGCCCTTTACCAGCGCGACATTGCTCCCGAGAGCGGCGGATACGCTGCCTTGATTAGCTACGGCTACTGCTATACTCGCAGTGCTGCTAAGAGCCGGCCCCGTGGGGAGATGCGTCGTCGGATCAGCCGCATATATCGCCAATTGCAGATTGGCTGCTGCCTGTCCAGTGACAAGGAAAGACCCAAGCTGACTGATCGTGATACTCTCATTCGCGATGAATGGAAACAACCTGATTTGGTTCGCGCTGCCCGCGATCGTACCTGTTACGCGGATATCTTCCGGAAGATACCAATTGCCCACGGTATGCGTGATCGGCGTAACGCCGCCACTCGTCGAGACGTTGAGCGCTGGAGTGCGCCATAGGGTCGAGGATGAAGTCCTAAAGGTGATCGCCTGCCCAGTCGGCAGAGTGAACGGATTGTTAGCGCCAAGCGCGTTGATCTGTGCTCCCGTGGACGGGTAGACGAGCAGATTGTTGGCACCATCGTTGAAGACCGTCATCTCCTCACCGGGGAACGTGATCACCGGCAGTTTGACTCCGGCGCCGGCCGCCACGGTGCTGATTGTATTGTGCGCGTATGCCAACAGTGTAGCATCGCTTTGCCCAGTGCCGGCAGCCGAAACTCCGGTGACGGGGTCCTGTCGGCTTAGAGCGTCGAGCCACGCACCGCCACGCGCGCCGCCGGCCGCGATGACCATGCGTCCTTCGTCAAGATCATACCACTGTGAGCCCTCGAACCCGGAACCGACCGACCCGCTCGACGGCCTGACCGAATGCAAACCGAGTGCCCTAATCTGCACCGGCTGCCACAAGCCTCGATTTGCAGTGGTTGCTCCAGAGTTCACATACGCCGCGAGCCACGGCTGGCCGACGCCGCGACGGAGAACCATGTTGCCGCCTACGCCCGTCACATTGGAGTTTGGCGGAATGTTCTTGATGCTTCGAAGCATCGAATCGGGTCCACCGATATCGCTGTTATTATTTTGACTGTCATCAAGCGACGGTGCAATGCGGTTGCCAACACACGTATTGCCGATCAACGCATTTCCAGCCGCGCCCAACGTGGTATTGTCCGTGTGCAAGCCAAACAGGAAGAGCCAGTTCACTCCGCCGTCTGAGACAGTTCCAGTCGTGTGCACTGGCGCGGTTACACCCGTGGTGCCGGCCGAGGTCGCGATGTAAGCATTCGTGCCATTGAAGACTACGGCACGAACGCCGGTCACAACGCCCGTTGCCCATTGCGCCATCACGTTCGGTTGGACGTGCGTTCCATACGTTTGAGTAGGCACGACTTGATCGTCCGAGCAGATGTTGCCAGTGATCGTATTATCCCAGCATGCACCACCGAACGCAGGACCTACCTCAATGCCGGAGAAGGTCGAGACGCCATCGCTTAGGAAGCGTTGGTTGTTGTTCTTGCAGTTGTTGCCTACGACCGTGTTGTTGTTGCCGTAGACGTGAATGCCGTTGTTGGAGTTGAAGCGGCAGATATTACCGACGACAAGATTGTCGAACCCCGTGATCGAGATGCCGTTGTCGCCAGTCCCTTCAGCGTGGTTGCCGATGACACGGTTGCCCCAACACTCGTAGGTGATACCGATAAGCTCGATACCGTTACTGAAAGTCTTGTTGAACGAAAGTTCGTTTTCGTGCGAACCCCCGGTCAGGATGATGCCGAAACCGACGCTGCCGTTGACATTGAATTGCGAGACGGTGTTGTTGAATGAGTTGTCGATCTGGAGACCGTGCTGTCCGCTGTTTGTATAGCTGACGCGTCGCACTCGCACGTTGTTCGTGCCTGCGAACAATCGAATCTCTCGGCTGCAATCCGTGAAATCGCAATCGTCTAGAACACAGTCAGAGGCGCCTTCAAAGTCGATAGGAGGACCCGCAGTGACAGCCGCTTTATTTCCAATGACCTTGAGGTCTTTGATCCGAACTCCGGAGACGGCGTTCATCAAGAACAATTGGCCCGTAACCGCCATGGAGATCACGGCACGGCCACCAAATCCAAAGATCGCGGTATTAGCCGGAACAGTCTGACGCGCAGAGATCACATACGGCGTGCCTCCGTTGTAGCGGAACATGATCGGTTTGCCGGTAGCGATAGCACGCGCTAGCGCAGCCGTTTGATCAGTATCCCCGGGTTGCACAAGACCGAGCACGTCGGCGAACCCTAGCGATTCGATGTTCCCTCTCAGGACCCACGCGCCGTTCTCCCTCAAATAGTAGTCACCATTGAGGTTGTTGATATAGAATTGTCCGTCTACGATGCTCATGCGGGAGGTCCATTGCCGCTACTGCCGGCGCCGACTTCAAGAGTGACTTGCGGGATCACGGGAGTAACCGGGATGTTCGAGACGATCGGCGTAACCGGCACGTCAATGACACTTGGAATGTTCGTGACCGGGATGTCCACAAGAGCAACAGTTACATCGGTCATGGTATAATCCCATTTGCTTCAGTCCAAGACAGAGGGCGTCGCGTATGATATACGCGACGCCCTAGCCTGTAACCTAGCAGATTAGGGGAGTTGCATTACGCTCCCGGCTTGGTCGCTCCGAGCTTGGAGCCGACACGCGCAGCCGCTTCCGCAGCCTTTGCCTCGCCGTGCTCGCGGACGAACGCGCCCTGCTTGGTGAGATTCCAACCTTCCTTTGACCAAGGATTGTTGGCGCCCACTCCGGCACCGCCCGGTCCGCCACCGCCGCGAGAGCCGCCGCCGACCGAGGCAGGCCACCAATGCGGTGCACTTTCCTGCTTGTCCTTCAGCCATTCCTTCGGCGTGAGGCCCGGGGTAACACCCGGTACATCCCGAGTGACAACTCGACCGTCTTCGGTCAACTCGAACACGCGGTTGCCATTGAGTACCACGTCACCGATCGCCGGCCCGATCACCTTTGCCTCGACAGCAGCGTCGCGGATTTCCCGCTCGACTGTGCCGGAGGTGATGGTGTGTTTGAGCGTGGAGACCTCGCTATCCTTCTCAGCAAGTTTGCGGTTGCGCTCTTCGATTTGCTTCTGGAGCGAAACTTTGTCACGCTCCAGCGGACCGATCGCCTGACGCACACGTGCCTGAATGATCGGCTCGGCCTTCGCTTCGTCGAACTGGCCGCCGGCCTTGAGAGCTTCGTTCTGCTCGACAAGGCTGTCGTAACCTTCCAGCTTTTCGAGAACTTCAGCGGGGTCAAGCTCAGCGAAAGGCGTGAACTTGTCTTTGGTTGCCTTGTGGTCGGCACGTTCCTTGCGGAGGGATTCTTGGACGCGATCGACATCGGCTTGGGTCTTCACACCCTCGACGGCAGTCAACTCCCACTGGCCATTGCGTTCGGTGTAGAGATCGCCATAGCCTTCGGGAATTTCCTCGACTGTGGCGTATACGGTTTTAAGTTTCATAGCATCCTCTTGGTGGTTACTTCGATCGGACATCCGATGAAGACCCGCTCATGCGGGATTTTCTCTTACGCAAGTATCCCCTACCTAGGTGGAGGATGTGTCGCCTCGTGATCTCAGTCGCGCCATTGACGCCGTTAAGCCGGCGGCTTCCGATGACGCGGTGAGCAATCGTTGTGTTATCGTCCTGAGAGGTGAGTCCAATCTTGATGGCTGCCTCGATCTGTTTCAAGTCGGCGCCAGCGAGCACACGCGCCCAGTGATGAAGCGGCCGACCATAGACCTTCAAGTGCCTCGGCATGTGCTTCGCACGATGCCGATCCCAGCCCTCGCTACCGTGTTCGTGGATTTCTACGATCGACATTATCGACCTTCATTCACGAATCGCTCCGGCAGCAATCCGATCTTCTGTGGAGCGAAGTGCGTATCAGCCGCATTCGCCGTCCGGTTCTTTTCGCCGTAGGGTCCAAAGTTGACCCACGAATTTTGTCCACGCGTCTCATTTGTCATGGCCGGCCGCGCGAGGTCCGAATACATCGCAGCGTGAGAGCGCCACGCATTCTCTTCGCCCTCGGCTCTGAAGCCATTGCCTTCCTTCAGATGCCCCATCATGTCGTGCACGATCCGGAAGACGTCGTTGGCGACTACGGGGCGCCCGTCGATCACTTCGCCTGTCGGCTTGAGCAATGGGTTGTCCTTCATGTACTTCGCGGCGTCGGGTCCTGATCCGAAGCCCTGATCAGTGGGGAAGCCCCACCAATGATTGTTCATGCTCACGTCGAGCGCAGCAAGGCGCGGGCTAGCCGCGTATGGATCAGGCTGGCCGGGCTTTACCCATTCGACCTTCAGGCCGGTGCCCTTGATCGTATCCCACTGCGCGAGCGTTTCTTTCACCATCGCATCGTAACTGGCCTTCACCTTCGGGTCATTCGGTTCGGCCTTTTCCTTCTCGAACGCATCGGCGATCTCTGCCGCCCGGGTCTTGTCGAGCTTCGCGTATTCGGTTGGCGGGTTGTAAGGGAGCCCGGCCGTCTTCATGTACTCCGCCGCCGCGTCCTTGAGCCGGCCGATCGGCCCGGGTGTGTACCACTGGCCGGCGACTTGGATGGGTTTGTCCGGCAGCCCGACTAGCGGCTGATATCCCCCAGCGACTTTCTGGGCTTGAAGCTGGGAGGCTTCCGGCGAATCCGCCCCAGCGTGAGCAGCGGGCGCAATAGGTCTGGCAGTTGCGACGGGTCGCACGTTCGATTGCGGAGGCGCCGGGCCTTTGAGAGCGACGTCGGTGGTGCCAAATTCGCCATGGTTGTTTCGAGCCTCGCTTGGGTTATACGTCATTGGGCAGATTCGCTCTCAGGTGCCGGAACGCGTCCTTGATCGCCTTGACGCGAACGGCCGTGATCTTCTTCATCAGCGCGTCGGTCGCCTTTTTCGCGCTTGTGCGCTTTGTGCTGTTCGATCCTGCCACGTCCATCAAATCGCTCTCGATCATCTCACGCATGATCGGTTCGGATGCGTCGAGGATCGCCAGTGCTGCATTGAAGATCGCAACGATATCTCTGTGGCTCTTTCCGACAGCCTGCTTTTCAGTTTCGATCTTGACCCGAGCTTTTGCCAGCACGCGCTCGTTGTAGGCGAGCAGCGACTTCTCCAGCTTGGCACGCGTCTCCGGAGATGCCGGCTTGTGCACGCGCTCGCGAGTGAGCACGTGCGCCGCGCGATGCTTGCGCCGGATAGCGTCGCGATTGGCTTTGCCCTTTCCTGACAACCAATGGGGATCGCCGTGATCATTGAGATCGATATCCATCACGCGGCTTTCTTTTGTTTCAGTTCGGTGACAAGCTTATCAATGCCGGCCATCTCAGCGGCTTCTTGTGTAGCGTTATCGGAGACCCACTTGTCGAATGCCGCAGTCGTGTCTTCAGTTCGTTTCGTATGCAGCGGCACTTCGGTAAACGATGGGGCTCTCCCTGACCATGCGTCCCAATCACGCCATGCAGTACCAACGACAACCACTTCCTGTTCGCTCTTGACATTGACTCCATACGCCGGAACCGAGATAACAGCGGTGCGAGGCACTTCCGCACGAAGCACGATACGCCGCGAAACAGTCGGGGCTTCATCGTATGTCCATGTACCAATGCCGCTGCCTTTATTGCCCGGCGGATCGATGGCGCTATCTTTTGTGATCGTCTTCCCCGACGCGATCTTCAGTACAGCACCAATATCGAAGTCTTTCAGATTCAGAGGCCCCATATCCGAGGGGTCGCCGTGGCCGACTTTATAGCCTGACACCATTCCACTTGTCGGCGGGTTGAACTCGCCTTTCTGACTAGTGGTCACGTCGGGTCTATGCTCCATATTGATCCCGCGATAGACTTGCACCACGGGCATGTCAGCACGGTCAAGCAGATATTGCGTCGTCTCCCACTTGGCGCGAATAGCAGCTTTGACGCCGTCGTATCCTCCGATATTCTTGAACTCCTGATTCGCGTAGTCGATCACTTCTCGCCGATCAATACCGGATGGCACGTTGTTAACTGTGCCGCCCCAGCCATTTGCCACGTCTCGACTGACCGTGGTCGAGGCGGCGCCGTTGCGCACAATGTTCACGTCCGGTAATCGAATGTAGCCGTCCACGGTTTCGGACTTCAGAATTGGCGCCTCTTTACTCTTGTCGGCCGCTCGCGCGGCATTGTTCGCATTTACCTCGTAGTTATAGATGATATCGGCAGCAGCGATCGGGAAGTTGCCCTTACCACCTATCGTGTCAAGGTTCATAGCGTAGGCCTTGATCACTTCCGGAGGGGCGTTTTTATAGAAAGCATTGATCAATGTCTTGGCCGCGTTCGTCGTATTCTGACTGGCGTCTTTGTCACCCATGATCTTCGTAGCTTTGACCAATGCTTGCGCCGCCTCCAGCCCGCCGGCCTCGTCGATAATCTTTTTGGCGTCAACCTTCTGCGCGTCAGTTGACTTCGGATCGTCGTAGACCATTGCCGCGAGAGCGGTCGCCGTGGCATCAACTCCGGCCCGGGTTGGCGTAGCCTCGCGCAACCGCCCGCCAAGCTCGTCGGCCGCCGCGACTTGCAAGATTCTGCCCTCAACTCCAGTCGAGCTTCCCTTCCATCCCGACCAAAGCTGGTTATCAATACTCTGCACCGCTTGGAGCATTCTCTCTGTCCACGCTGCGTCCTTGGGTGCATTTACAGCGGCGTTTGCTTCCTGTTCGGTTGCATAATGTACGCCATTAAGTACCCAATCGTTTTTGGATGTGACCTTATTCCATGCCAGTTTCGCCTCGCCTTTCGGCTGCCCAATAAGGCCCGCGTTCACGCGATCGGTGATCAGTTGCGCGGCCCGATGGTCACTGACGTATTTCGCGAGCGCCTGAGTGCGCTTATAGTCCTCGCCCGAGGTCTCATTTAGAGGATCGAACTTGGCCGGCATTTCGACCGTTCGTGAAACGTCATCGTCGTTGCCTTCGGAATCCTCGATTAGCTGGGTATTGTCCTTCGTCCATTGATACTTGTCCTCGTCGGACATCTCCTCCCATTGGTTTTGGGTCTGCTCTTTCGCGCTCTCCGCGATGTACTCCGGAGTCTCAACATCAGACGATTTCTTCTCAGCCTCTTCATTGAAGGCTTCGATAAGAGCCTTCCTGATCTCGTCTCGCATAGCCTCCGTCAGATGATCATGGCCCGCTGCCGGCTTGACATCGATCCCGGGCAGCGTCGCCTGATTCGCATTCCAGTTGGGGTCAAGGTCGCTCGGCTCCGACAAGAAGTCGTTGTTGAAGTCGATAATCGGATCACCGCCGTCATCATCCGCGTGTATCTCGATCGCATCAAGCAACTGTCCCGCCGTGTACGGGATAGGATGGGCATCGTCTTCGTTACCCGAAAGAAAATCGGATAGCCACTCAGCCTTCCAATCCCCGTCGTCGGCGAGATCGCGCTTGGCATCATTCAAAGCATCGCCGTTCTCATGCCAACTCTCAACTTCGCTGTCGTAATTCGAGTCGTAGTTCAGCCCGTAGTATTTGTCGGCCGCCGCCTCTTGTGCCTCTTCGGACACTTCATCCCACGAGCCCGGAGACCCTCCCGAAACTTCCACCTCTTGGTCAACAGCCTCTTGCGCAATCCGATCGATATCGGGACGCACGGCCGCGTATTCAGTTTCGAGCCGTTGCGCAGTTTGCCTGTTCCACTCGTCGCCGCCAACCTCCATGGCACGCGGATCGATAACGTTGCGAGGGAGGAGATCAGATTCCCCTCCCCCGCGCGTCCATCGACCTTGATTGTCGCGTGCCTCTGAAGGATTGAAAGCCATCAGCTATCAGATGCCCGTGAACGGCTTGAACGCGGCAACATCAGACTCACGCTCTTTGAGCGTCGTCTCGTCTGTCTTGACTTGCACCTTGGGCGGTTTGGCGTCTCGATATGCGATCACTTCCGCTGACAGCGAAACAAATCGAAGCTGATCGTCTTTGGCGAGATCGACGCCGTCAATCGGCAGCACGTCGCCGGAGATGTTCTTCACAATATAGGCCATGGGTCAGGTATCCTTATTTGGCTGAATCGCCTTTTTTGCCGACTTTCTTCTTCAGCGGGGTCGGCGAACCGCGCACGTGGGGTGTCACAGGGACGTTCTTGTTCGGCGGAGTGACAGGGGCTGGCGGCGCGGTTGGCGCCGGCTGGGCCGGTTGAGCAGCCGGATCGAGTTCCGGCGGGTTGTCGGTGTCGAGGAAGTTGTCGTCCACCGGCAATTGATATGGGCCGACCATGGAGCCGAGCATTGTTTCGCTCTCGGATTCGATCTGTTCGTTCTCCTCGGCGAACGTCATGTCCGACATATCGTTCGCCTTCATCATCATGTGCAGTGACTTCAGCGACAACGGCAGGCCCAATTGCTTTGCCTGCATGAACGCGAGCAGCGCCGCGCCCTGTACCGTCTGATCCGCGAAGTCCTTCGGCACCTCGACCTTGACATCATTCGGGTCCTCGCCGACCCATTCCGCGCAGAACCTCAACGCACGTTCAAGGCCCGCGCCGGCAGCCTGAGCGATCGATGAAATTGTGGTGGTGCGAGCCGCAACGCGGACGCGCAAAGCTTCTCCCGATTCGCCACGGGCATTCCCAACGTCGAGGAACGAAACGCCTTCCGACGCGGCGGCCGTCTTGTCGGCCGTGAGCGATTGACGCATCTCACCAAGACCGCCCGGGTTGACGCCGATGTATTTGGCATCGCTGCCTTGACGCAACTGAATCATGCCTTTGGCGCCGATACGCATCGGAGCATCTTCGTCTTCGGCTCCGCCGCCTTCAGTGCCGATTAGGACAAGCGTTTGCTGGCCCTGCAAATAGAGCGTTTGGCGATAGTCTGCCTCCGCGCGATAGATTGCGAGAGACAGGTTGCTCAGATTGAGAAGTGGGGGGACTTCCGGCTCTGGAACAAGATCAGTTGCACCGATGAAAACGAATGGAATCTCTTTGAGCGTAACGCCACCGATCGACGGCGTCTTGAAGTCGTCCGACGTCGGCATGCTGGTATCATTGACCTTGACGGCGACCGTGAACTCGTCATCCGGACCCGGAGTTTCCCAGCCGCTCTCAAGGCTCGCCGGGATGCCGCGCGTTAGAACACGAAACTTGCGCTCTTCCTTCCATGTGAAGCCTTCACGGCGGTAGCCGCTCTCGTCGAGCACGACAAGCTGAAGCTGATTCCGTCCTTCGTTCTCGCGTCCGGCGTCCCAGTTGATGATCCGCACCGGATCGTAGAACGCGATATAGGGGAGCGCCTTGTTCACATCCATGCCTGTCGGCGCATCCACGAGGAGACCGCAGCGCGCGAACGTCAGTTGCGCCACGTTGATCCGGCGCAGAAGTTGTTGAAGACTTTCGCCCTGAATCGTCGCCTTCGTCATCATGTCCGAAAGACGCGGCGGCAACGTGATCACGGCCGGTTTGTTGTGCAAGATGCCGACCATGGCCTGTACGGCGTCACGGACGAAGTTATGATAGACCGCGCGCAAGAGGTAGGCTTCGTAGTCCTTCCAGCCCGGAGACGACGGCGTTGTCATGCCGTCTTGCACCATGCCTTCCGTCGCCGGCAGATAGTCCATGCGCTTTGTTTTGACCGCGCGCTCGCCGGCATAGGTGTCGGCCATCTGTAGCCACTCGCCTACACGCTCAACGTATTCGGGATGCTTGTCTGGCAATGCCATGGCAGTTATCGCTTTCCGGGGGATTCGCTGTTAACCATATTTCTGACTTAAATGCAAGTACCTTAGACCCTCTTTGAAGACATTCCGCGTGGTTCGAAGCGCAGCATGTATCTCGTCTCGTCGCCATTATGGTCTTCCGACTCGTCATCAACGTCGTCGAGATCAGTATCGTCACGGGGCAGCACGGGCACGCAACGGAGCCAATGCACGCACTCATTGGAAACGAACAGCCCGGGGATTTCCCGGTAGCCGCCCGGCGGCCGTTTGGTCGCCTTCAGCCGCTTTCGAATTTGCTCCCAGCCCTGTTTTCGCGAGCCCGGGCTCTTGTCGATCGGCTCCCAGAAAATCCCTTTGTGGCTCGTGCCGTTTATCATCACGCGCTTCTCGAAGTCACTAGAGATACTGGGCTGGCCGTTGTCCTCTGGATCGAAGATCGAACTGTCGGCCGGCCCTCGCCGAACGCGGGACCATTTGCCCTGCGGATCGCGGAGGCCCCAAGTAATTTCGCGCTCGATAATGCCGCGAGCAATTTCGTTGGTCAGCATGCGGCAGCCTTCGTTCGGCTGCCCGCGCCAGCCGTACCACTCATGGATGCGAAACAGATCGCCGCGCAGCGTCGCGCGCACGCGACCGTCGCGCATGGTCAGATCAGTGCCATCGCTAATAGCGTACCAGCCGACTGAGAACGGCTTCGAAGAGCCGTGGTCATAAGCCCGATAGACGCGCCAGTGCGGCGGCAGATCGAACGGGTCCATCACGATCGTATCGCGATACTCATACCAAATATCGTCGAACATACCGCCCGCGACAATGTCCCACGAGCCGTCCAACCACGCTGCCAATTCCGAAGAGTTACGCGCGGCGGCGCGGATGCGGTCCTTATATTCGGGGTCGGCATAGAGCAGAATCTTGTTTTCGTCGAGGTAGCCGTGGACCGCGCGACGCGGCGGCTCTTTGCGGCCGTTCTCGTCTATGCTGTCGGTGATCACGTCGCCGAGAATTTTGCCCGGCGCGATCGGCAACCGGAAGCGTGTCTTGACCCAGTTATGGCCGACGCCATAGGGGTTGGTCGTCGAGCGGATTTTGCGCGGCATCCCCTTGGCCGTCGATCGCGAGCATGAGAACATGACCTTGTAGCAGTCGGGGCTCGCCCATGTCGTCAACTCTTCCCAGCCAATCCACGGATAGGCGTGGCCGTGATAGTTGCTGTACTGATTCGGCGTGTCGAAATGCGAGAAGTACAGCCGTTCGCCTGTCGGCCATTCCCAAAACGTTTTGATCTCGTTGAAGAACGCGTCGGGCCAGATTCGCTTGATCCACTTCTTGCTCTTCTCGATCACGTCGCGAAGTTGCGGATGCGTCTGACGGAACAGCACGCCGCGCCATTCAATGCCCCAGCCCTTGCCCACGTCCTGACAGAAATCCATGATCAGCGCGTCGGTCTTACCCGGGCCGCGCGTTCCTTCATAGATGACCTCGACCGTGGGGTCTTTCAAAAAGAAATACTGGGAGCCGGCTTGCGGCGCCCATGCGGCCTCAGTGAAGGTGCCATCTTGGTTCTCGACGAACGGGACCCAGTCCGCACCACGAAGTTTGTACTTCTTCGCGATCACGCCTTTGCCGATATAGTCGCGCGATGGCGGCGATTCGACGTCGGCGACTTGAAGGCTACTGACCGACATCGCCGATGTCCTCTTCTTCGAACGTCACTTCGATCGGCGCTTCGCGATACTGCGCCTCCTCTGCATTCAACTCTTGTCCTGTCGCTGCCTTCGCCGCAACGACGAGCACGCCTCCGCGCACGTTCACATCGACTTGCGCCTTGGTGCCGTAAATCTTGGCGCGACGATTTTTCAGAATGAATTGGATCAGGTCGGGGTCCTGCTTGAGCACGGTCTCGGGGATCGGCCGGCCCCGACTATCTTTCGCCCACGCGTCTGACCCGCTGTAGCCGAGATCGATAAGGACCGGATCGAGCTTGTACATCACGTGACCCTGATACGTGAGAACTTCCTCGTAGCCGATCGCACGCTTCATCGCGGCTTCTTCGACATTGTCGATCCCGGTTTCGAGTGCGAGATCATAAAGTTCGTGGAAGCGTTTCGTGATCCGCTCTTCCGGACCGTCATCCGGATTGACGACGAGGTCAAAGATATCGCCGGGCTGGCCGCGTTCGCTCTTCTTCAGCCATAGCTGGAGGGTCGCGGGATGGATGTTTGAGAAGCGGCAGGCCTTCGCGGGGATGGGCATCAACTCCATGAATGTGAGGATGCCTTGCATGCGTTCGGGCGAGCACTTACCGCCGGGCACGCGGCCGGAACCCATGCCATTTGTTGGCGCGAGCAACCGTGATGGGCCTAGCGCCTTCTCGCGCGAAGCCGCCTGTATGATGCGCGACGGCGGAGGCCCGAGCAGTTCGAGCAGATCAATATCGTCTTCGTTGGGGAGTTCGGCCGCTGATCGCGGCTCAGGCATCGGCTCAGCGCCGAGCAAATCGGATAGGTCGTCTTCGTCGGCCATGCCGATCCTCCGTGGTCGCGTCCATACGCGATCGGGTATAATTCAGTTTGATACGTGATCGCGTATCAAGGACCAGCCTTGATACGGTATCCTATATCAACGCGAGAGGATCGACCGAATCGTCGAGGCTCTTGCTTGGCTCAGCTTGTCGTTCGGAAACGCCTCAAGGTGTTTCTCGATACCTTCGAGTTGACGCTGGAGCCGCTTGTGTAAACTCGAAGGTTTACAGGTGTTCGCTTTGGGCATCAGATCGTATTGTCTTCAGACGAGTTGTACTTGTCGAACGATTCCGTCGAGAGCAGTGCGACGCCGACGCCGCATCCCTCTCTGAAGCCCAACAACATCACGATTTCTCTACCGTAGTTGTAGACGAGAACTTCTTCGACATCCGGAGCGGTGGTCTTCGCGATGCGTTCGTAGTTGGCGTTGAACCTCTTCAACTCCTCGCCTTTGAGATCGGCTCGGAGTTCTGCCTTACTGGACTTCAACACCGATGCCGGCGAGACGCATTCAGCCGCCGGCTTGACAGGCTCGTCAGAGATAACTGTTTTCTTGGCAAGTGCGGGGGACACGAGAAACAGAAGCGCCACAAGTGGCGCGATCATGATCTTCACTTGGTTAGGCCTTTCGCGTTTGTAGCTCTTTCGTTTGACGGGGCGAGAGTGTCGTGGCGGGAATCGTGCTGGAGGCCTTGGGGCCAGACATGCCGTGCGCGGGCGCGATCGGCGTCGAGTCAACTTTGCGAGTCTGCCAGTTGGCATCTGTCTTCGGCAGCGTCACGGCCGGCAAGAAGCCGGAAGTCGTGTGCTGTCCCGGGAGATCGCTCGACGGACCCTGATAGCCGTTCTGGCCATAGCCGTTCTTAGCCTTCTCGCGCGACTGGATGAACTGATCACCCTGTTCGAGTGGCGTACCCATCGTGGAAAATCCTTAGCAACTCTTGAGAGCAGCCTCACTCAGAACAGCGCGGCCCTGATTATGATCGACGCCACGGTTGTTGGCATCGGTCATACCCCACGCGGCCGGCGCATCCTTGAAGCCCTTCGAGATAGATTCCTTGGCGAGCGGGTCCGGCGAGGAGGCGTCCGGGCCAGAGCCGCTGACGTTCTTGGCCGCATCATAGGCTTGCATGTTCTTCATGCCGCCCTTGACCGGAAACTTGGTCTGCGGATGCTTCGCGGCGCCATCGCGCGCAATGTTGCTGGAGGTCTGATCGCTCATGCCACCTTTGACCGGAGCCTTGGTGCCGCCACTCGTCTGATACGCCATAGGGATAATCCTCGTGGGAATTGTCGCGCAAGCATAGCCCTTTGGACGGGGCTCGGGCAACTAGCGATTAGCGAGCTTGATCTGTCCCAAACTTGTATACAGATTCCGGACAGTTACTCTCCGGTGCCGCCAGTGGAAATCTCGCGCTGCCTCTTCACATCCCAGATCGCGATCTGATTGCGCGCCTTGCCGGCGGTCACCGCTCTAGGCAAGCTCTTGATGTTGTGCGAC